GTATTAAAGCAGATAAAGCCGGTTTTGAGATCTGGTGTAATCCAACAATCAAGATAGGACATATTGGACATGCTGTTGCTTAATGGTATAATATGTGTGGTCATAAGGGCCTCAGTTAGTCGCAAAAAGGGCGCACCACCTCCGCGCCTTTTTTGTATGCTACAATGTGCATATAATTAACAGCGCACGGCCGCTAGAGGGTAGTCATGGATCAAACACCAGCCAACTCAGTGCAATTTACGCAATTGAGTAATAAAGAGTTTAACGATCAATATTGGTTTAATTCTTTACAGATGGTGGAGGTTATCAATCCACCGTGGTATCGCGAAGGTGGGCAAGGTGAGCCGGTCAACAAAGACTTTCCATTTATGGTAGAGATGCGCCACTTCTTGATTAGAGCCGGTGAAACGGCTGAATTTCCTGGGCCAATCGCTAATCTTTACCTAGATCAAATGAGCAAGATCATGGCTCAGAATGAAGATAAGTTAGCCTATATGACCGATCCAGCGCTTCGTAAACTTTACTACGATCAATTAATTGTTGGCGTCAGATCGCTAGTCCAGGAAACAGGGCCAAACGTACCGGAATATCTTAAGAATGTTGTGCCTGGCACCTATCAACCAGCTGATAACGAAACACCACCTTGGCAACAGAATATGGAACGAGCTAGAGATGTCTTGCCGCAGGCACCGCCAGCCGCACCTGATGTACAACCAATACCAGAGCCAGAGAAGCCTTTGGTAGCCGAACCAAGCGAGAAGTCTTTTGAGTATGATGGCTCAAATTACAAGATGATAACCAATGTTAAGGGCGGCAAACAATATTACAAGGACGGCAAGCTTGTGAGTGTGGCTGATTACCAAAAAGCCGCCTCAATGCTGTGAATGAAGAGCTAAAGAAGCAACGTGCCGAGCTTGAACGTGATCAAGTTCGTTGGCGGAGTGAAAAAGCTGCAATCCAGCGCTTCTTACAGAACAAAGAAGCTCGTAAATTTGCGCTGACTAAACAGGTTTCTATCTGGGAAAAGCGAGCGACTGAGATCCGAGCCGAGATAGATAAGCTAGAGAAGTCGCAGTCTTTATTACAACGATCTGCTAATGCGCTAGCCAGAGAAATTGGCGACCGTAATAAGGAACTGGCTGACATCAATAACCAGATACTAGCCTTTGAGGGTCAGTTGGACGACCGCAAAGCTGAAGTTGATCAGGAAATGGCTCAATACAAGACTGATGCGATGGTTAGGATCAAAGAAGCCATCGATTTACTGGTTGGTAAGCAAGCTGAAGCCAACAAAACGCTTAACGGGATTAAGAAAAAGATCACTGAAGCCAGAAACGAGCGTGAATTGATTGATGCTGAGCTAGAAAAACGCAAAACAGAGGTAGCTGAGCAAGTTCAAGTCCTATCTGCCCAGGCAGAAGCGACTAAACTTGAACAAACTAAGCTCTCAGGCGAATTACAGCGCTTAAATGACGAAGTATCGAGTAAACATGCCCTAAAGAATGAACTAATTGACGAAAATCTAGCCTTACACCGCCAGAATAAGGCGTTTAAAGACTATGAAGAGCGTGCCTGGCGAGCATTAAGCGCTAAAGACCAAGAACTACAAGCTAGAGAGCAAAATATTGCTGAGCGAGAAGCTATGAAGCCACCAATCAAGTCTTTTTTGCCGCCACAATGATATACTTGAGGTAACGGCTGCACAGCTAACAGTGCAGTTTTTTTATTTATGGCAGCACCAGATAGAGCACGAACCGACGTCAACAATCAATTCAGTTTGATAGCTGTTTCTAATGCTGATGGCGTTTCACCAGTTTCATTATGGGCCGATCCAACGACACATGAGCTTATAACTAACAGCAGCGGTGGTGGTGTCGGCGATGTTAATTTAGCTGAGGTTAATGGTATCACTGTTGATGTCGGGACTGGTACAGCAGGTCTGGGCACTCAAAGAGTTTCTGTATCTAGTGACAGTACGATGATCATCACTGATATAAATGGTACGATCACGCTACCTACCAACGCCGCCAAAGAGTCGGGTGGTTATTTACAATCTATTAGTACGCAATTAGCTGACGGTTCATCAAGAGTTGGCATTGTCGATGGTGGTACTGGCACTGTTATGAGCGTGCTAAATTTTGGCACGTCTAATGCTGGCGTTGTCGCACTTGCAGATGAAAACAGTAATACAATTGATAGTTTTGTAGTGCCAGCTGTTAATCAGTCATATGCAGCCCCGGTTCAAATTGTAAACGGCACAGGTAATCAGATAACCACATTTCCGGTAAGCAATGGTGGTACATTCGCTGTTCAGAACACACCAGTCGCACCGCCGTCAATTTATAGCGGTAAGACGACTGTTACCACGGCTGGTACAAGAGTAGTTTTAGCTTCGTCGCAAGCTGTCCAATCCGTCACTATTAAAGCGCTATCTTCTAACACCGGTTTAATTTATGTTGGCAATTCAAGTGTGGCTTCATCGAATGGTTATCAATTGTCGGCTGGCGATTCAATCAGCATGGATGTGGCCAATTTGAATACTGTTAACATTGATTCAGCAGTTAACGGCGAAGGCGTAAGCTACATTGCGGTAGGCTAATATGGCTAGAACACAAGGCACCTCCAATACACCGGATGCAACCAGCACAGTTAAAGGCAAGCTTGAACTAACTGGCGATTTAGGCAATACAGCGGCCAGCCCTCAAGTAGTCAATCTGCATTTATCTGGTGACACGGCTATCAATCACAAACTAACCTCTGTGACCAATCCTACCTCAGCACAGGACGCTGCCACTAAGAACTACGTCGATACCAATGTGCTATATAACAATTTGCTATTATTAAGGCAACAGTTGAGGTAATCATGGCGGCAATAGATAAAGTACCTTTAGATCAATTCGCTGGCTGCGGCGGCGATGATAATAAGCCTTGTATTCAAAAAACCGCAAGGCCCAGAGGCACGATTTGTGAGTATCACTATCATAAGGCAAGAAGACTTAAATTAAAGGAGAAAAAGAATGGCTAGTACCCCAGCCTTCGCAACAACCGTAAATGTAGGTAGCGCTTTAGTGCCCTCTACTTTAGATACTTCATTAACAGCTCCAACTCACGTATCAACTGTTTTAACAGCCGGAGCAAATGGTTCTAAGATTGAAGAGATTACCGCTATAGGCGTCGGCACAACGGTAGCTGCCAATTTAAATATTTTTCGTTATGATGGCGCAACCTATCATTTAATTGATCAGTTTGCAGTTTCGGCTGTAACCTCTTCGACAACCGCAACAGCCTACTTTAATACTAAACGATACTTCAATCTATTCTTGAAAAGTGGTGACACTCTAGTTGTGACCATAACTGTGGCGGGCGATCAATCCCTAATTAAAGTAACCGCATTTGGAGCAGACTTTTAGATGAATAATGGGCTTATACCTGGTCTTAAGCCCACGATCGGCAGGATGGGCGGTCTTAGTATTGGTCCGACTACTATCTCTACCTCAATAGAGAATATATTTAGCTTAACTGATGAGCACAACGACTACTTTGGTCCTTGGGTACAAAACCTAGGCAATGGACCCTACACCAGTACCGATATAGTGATGGGTAATAGGAACACTGACTGGGTAAATGGCGCAACGGATGCTTTAGCCTACTTCGATATCGGAGTAAACGGGTCAAATAATGCCAATCCTTTTAACACTTTATTCGCGCCTAACGATCCTTACATATTTACGGGCGGCAGTAATAATATTGGCAATATCAATATAGCCACCGGTACGCCAGGTAAGGTTATTAAATTTGCTGCCGGCGGACTCTTAACGGCTAACGAAGTAGCTAGGTTTACCGCTGCCGGCATGAACATCGGCTTAGCTGGTACCTTAACAGGTGCAATAGCTTTCCAAGGCTCTACTTCAGGGGCTACTACCCTAAAGTCTAACAACACAGCTTCCGGTACGCTGACTCTGCCAGCCGCTACAGCCACAATTGGACTAGAAACAGACGTACAGAAGTTCACATCGTCGGGTACATGGACTATGCCAGCTAATGCTCAGGCTGTGTTATTTATAGTCTTTGGTTCTGGCGGCGGTGGCGGTTCAGGACGATTAGGTGCCGTAAACACGCTACGCGGCGCTGGTGGTGGTGGTGCGCCAGGTCAAGCTCAAACTCTTTGGTTTGATGCGTCTGATCTTACCTCAACAATAACTATAACGATTCCAGCGGGTGGTAATGGTGGCGCAGCACGCTCAGGTGCAGCCATTAACGGTGCGGCTGGCGCTTCACCAGCCTCTACAACTGTAGGTTCGTATATGACTGTATCGGGCGGTCAAGGAGGTGGTGCAGGTACCAATGCAATCGGAGGGGCGGGTGGTAATAATAACTACGGTTATCTAACACTGGAAGGTAATTTGCAAGGGTCGGCTTTAGGTGGTAGTGGCGGAGTAGGCGGTGTTGCTGATAACGGCAGTGGTTCATCGACACTTAATGGCCCTGGTGGTGGTGGCGGAGGTGCCGGCATAACAAGTAGTAATGTTACTGATGTCAGTTCACCTGGCGGCAATGGCGGTAATGCTGGTGGTTACACTATAAGTACGGGTGCCAATAACCTAACCGGTGGTCAATTTAGCTCTACAGTAGGTGCAACCGGCCCCGCTGGAGCTAACTCTGGCACAAGTAACTCCAGTTCTTACACTGGCGGTTCGGGTGGTGCAGGTGGTATGGCTGGTACGCCTGGAGCTAACACTACCGGTGGTGGTGCAGGCGGCAACGGTGGTACTTGGGGCGGTGGCGGCGGCGGTGGCGGCGCTGGGACTACAAATGGCACAACTGGCACATCGGGTAAAGGTGGCAATGGTGGTAAGGGTGTAGTGTTTGTTATAACCTGGAGGTAGTATGGAACAAAATTATGCAGTTATAGATTCGGATGGCAACGTCGTTAGTGTAATTGTTTGGGATGGCACTTGGTACGATCCTGATACTAACCCTAGGGGCTTAATGAAAAATGGTGAGGTTTACGATAACGACGGAAATCCACATCTTTATGGCGACTGTACGTTAATTGCTGTACCAGAGGATGTGGTTGATGATAATTTCGCTGAAACTGGTGGCACCTATGATGCTCAAACTGATACTTTTACACGGCCAGATTATGTTGCGCCCACACCGCCATCAGTCCAGTTCAGTGGCGATACGGCTGTTCTTTTCCAAGCCTTAGTTGACCAAGGTATTATTACGGCCGATGATATAGCTAGCGCAGCCACAGCCACACCAGCGGTGATACAGGTTGATCCGGTTCAGATTGATCCTGTCGTTGTAGACCGCGCCCAATAAGTGCTATAATTCGATTAACAGCTCTCACAGCTTTTGTGAGAGTTTTTTATTTAAGGAGTTTTATGGCAAATTTCTCAGTATCGCAAGATTTTGACGCAAATAATATCGTAATAACAAACACCAACTATGGGATTACCAGTACAAAATCCCAGACTCTATCGGGCAATAACACAACTGTCAACACACCTTTATTCAGAATCTCAGGTACAGTTGAAGTTCGCGCACTTTACGCGGTAGTTACGACAGTCATAGGCGCTAATCATACTGGCGGACTATACAGACTCAACGACCAGACGGCTCAGGTTGCTATCACCGCAAGTGGTGCGACACTCTCTGGTCTAGCAGCCGGCACCACTATACTCAAAAAGGGTTTGGCCGCTGCTGCTTTAACACTCTTAGATAATGCAGCCGGCCGCGTATCTGAACCAACTACCCTAGAAACTAATATCTTTACACCATTTGTTGTTATGAAGAAAACTGGCGCTAACACCGATATTGAATATCAATACGCCACCACCGACACGCCCACCTCTGGGGTTTTACAGCACTTCTTGAGGTGGGTACCATTAACACTCGATGCTAATGTGGTAGTCCAATGAGCGATAAAGTTGCAACAACTTGGACGCCTAGCGATTCCGGCACAACTAACACTAACAATGCTGGTGTAACCAGGAAGTTAGAAGATGGCACGGTTAGGCTAGAAGAGGATGGTACGACCAGAGTGCTAGATGATTCGGTTGTTGTAACAAAGACACCGACTCAGTGGACAAGTAAGGAGTAGCAATGGCAGGCAGAATATCCGATTTAACGGCAATACCAGCGGTTGACCGTACAGCTGATAAAATAGAGATCCTTGATACTTCAGCTGGTGCTAACTATTACATAACGCCTAATAACATCTCAGGTATTTCAAGTGGCTCAGTTGTCTCGACTTCAGACAGCCAAAGCCTGACCAACAAGACACTTGATAATACCAATACAGTTACCGTTAAAGATACGCTATTCACCTTGCAAGACGATGGCGATACGACTAAACAACTTAAATTTCAGCTATCCGGCATCACTACATCAACTACTAGGACTGTAACGGTGCCTGATGCTAGCGGTACATTAGTGCTTACCGCTGCCACTCAAACTTTGACTAATAAAACATTAACTTCGCCAACTATCACCGGCGGTACGATTGATAACTCCACTGTCACGGTTGACGCAGTAGCCGGACACACTTCGGCTAACACTGGTACTGTCTATGGTATTTCCGTTTCTAGCGGTACGATCGGTGCGTCAGCATTAGCTTCTGGTGCAGTCACAGCGACTAAGATTGGCACGGATTCATCTTTTGCTAGCACTTCTTATACACCTACCTGGACTAACTTCTCAACTGGTAATGGTTCAGTAGCAGGAGCTTACCAACAAATCGGTAAGTTAGTTTTTGGCCGAGCAGCTTTTACTTTTGGCTCAACCAGTTCAGTCAGCGGTGCGCTCACCTTCACACTACCAGTAACTTCAGTTTCCTATACCGCTGATCGTGAATGTATAGGCTATGGGGTGGCTTATGATGACTCGGCTACCACCGCTTTTACAATTAGGGCATTATGGGCTTCGACTACGACTGCAAAAGCTTGGACGCAACAAGTTGCCACTAATGTTAAAGATGTGGCCGCTAGCTCAAGCGTACCGATGACTTGGGCCACTAGTGATACCCTAACAGTGGAGTTTCGTTACGAGGCGGCTTAATGAAAATAACATGGTCAGACCAGCAATCCTTAGCACAACAAATATCGGGGCTAACTGACGCTACCTCTCTGATCAAGTTTAAACGTGATATGAATATTGGAGCCTCTAAATTCCTGGCGGCTCTAGGTAGGGAATATAACCGTCACTCTAGGACAACAAACTTGGTAGCTGGACAGCAGTATTATCAGTACGCGGCTGACATGTTCAAATTAAAGGAAGTTTATGTAAGCACCGGCAACTATAATCCGCCGATGGAGCAGATACCTGATGAAATGGCTTGGGGCATGATGAATATGTTAAATATCCAAGGCCGGCCAACGCACTACTTTGTTAGAGGTAATAACGAGTTTGGGCTTTATCCAACACCAGCTAACTCAGTCACAGATGGAATTACGATGGTTTTCTCACCAAAGCATATCCAAATGACAGAGGATGATTATACAACTGGCACAATCTCAATAACTACCAACACAACGACTGTAACTGGCACAGGCACAACTTTTACCGCTAAAATGGCTGGACAATGGCTACAAAACACTGATGGCACTGATGAAAACTTTTACCGGATTGCTTCTTATACTAGCGCCACATCTTTAGAATTAGAGAACTTTTACCAAGGGCCAACGGCTAGTAACTCAGCTTATCGGATAGGTCAGGTTATGGATCTGCCAGAAGAATATCTTGAAGGGCCGGTTGATTATGCTATGTACCGACACTACCTAAAGCGCGGTAACGACAATCGCGCTTCTGAATTCTTGAGTCTTTTCCAAGGGGCAATTGATGGCGCTAAAGATGAATATGGCAACACTACCGAAAGTCAAGTAATAAGCGCGGAGCCACGATTTAGAGTTTACAATCCTTGGCGTGGTGATCCTCCGGCAAGTATAACGGGGTAGCTCATGGCTCAAAAAGCTACTGGCGATAACTTTGTACCAGTTGGATTAAATAACTTCTTTGGCGGACAGTCAGTTGATACTCGTTTAGGTACTCAGGCTCAGTTTTATGATGACGAACACATAGATTTTCGCTCTAATCCTAGCAAAGCTTCGGTACTGCCTGGCACTAGAGAAACGACTGGCGGTGTAGTCAAGGATCTAGTCTTAGCGATGGATCAAGTGACTTCAGGTATACGTTACGCGGCTGGTGATGCTGGCTGGGTATATCAGGTATCGACTGGCGGTACTTGGTCAGCTGTTGGTGAGCTGGGTGAAAATGGCGGTGCAGGACTGGCTTACCGGTCTGACGTTGATCATCTCTACATTTCTGGGCAAAATAAGGTGGCTCGGATTAAGCAAGTATCGGGTAGTGCGACATTTGAGCCTAACTGGTTTCAAAACGGTATAAGCACTTCAACGACTTGCTATAAGACTGGCGGTACCCAAACCTACGCCTTACAAACCACCATTGCTGAAAATAACAGCAGCAAGCGGACTTTTACCTCAGATATTGAGCCAATTTACCAAATAGGCGTAAAAGTAGTTTCAAGAGGTACTGGTAACTGGACGCTGACACTACATGACGATGCTAACAATTCACTCGGCTCAGTCACGATTACTAACGCCAACCTGACTAATAATGCGATTAATTATTTTGTGTTTTCAAGTCCGATACGAATTCAAAGAGGTGATAGCGGTGCAGGCTCAGCTTTAACCTATCATTTCCACTTAACTTCGACGGTAGCTGACGGCACAGCCGGCACAACTACGGCCAGTCAATTATCGGATTGTGACATGGAATTATGGGCCAATGCGCTAGTCAGTACGCAGAATGGGCTTCACCCAGTTGGCAATTTTGTACAGTTCACTTTAATAGGTAATGGCCGTTATCTGGCTGCTTACGAACCGTTGCAAAACAATCCAACGACGGCCGACTTTAATAGACACCGTCTAACTTTTCCGCCTGGCTTTGAAGTGTGCGGCTTTGCTCAGAAAAACTTGATGATTGTAATTGGTTGTGAAAAACGCAGCACTACCGGCCAATTTCAGGAAGGTGCATTATTCTTTTGGGATGGCTATTCAACTACCTATGTAGACTGGTGGCCGGTGCCAGAAGGTAGTCCCGAAACCCTATTTTCATCACTTAACACTGTCACTCACACCTCTAATGGCGCACTATATCAAATTAAAGGCACTGATCAGCCAGTTAAGATCAGAACTATTAGAAATACTGACAGTTCATTCTCTGGTGTACAAGATACAACACATGTTTACCCAAACATGACGACGGTTCACCGCGGTATTTTGCTGGTTGGCTACCCCAGTTACACCACTAATCAGAGTTTAAAGCATGGTATTTACTCTTACGGCGTAATTTCAAGAGAATATCCGCTGTCCTGGGGTTATTCATATTCAATTTCTACCGGCACAAAGCTTAATAATGGCTCTAACAACCTGAAATTAGGCATGATACAGAGCTATGGCGACACTTTATATATGTCCTGGCGCGATGACGGCAACTCACCTAGTTACGGTGTTGATGTTGTAGATAATACTTCAAGTCCGGCCTCTACATTCTCGCTGACCAACCTAATTTTTGATGACAAACGGCCTTATGATTACAAGAACGCCGGTTATATGATCTGCACCTTTGATCCAGCACCTTCGGATTGCACAATTACGCTCAAATATAAGATCGATGACGACTCTAATTACACTTATTCAACTGAGGCGGTGACAGCTAACAGTCAATATTTAGTCTTTGCGATTGATCGACGCTTTAGAACGATAACTTACGGTTTAGATGGCACAGCTGGCGCAACAACACCTTATATCACCTCTCTATTCATCTGGGTTGATCCTCTGGTTGCTGAGCGCCCAGTAGGAGGTTAGATGGCGACAATAAATTCTAACGATTCTTACCCTAAACAATTCTTTGATACTGGTGGCGGCGCAGCCGATCTAGTTAATCCTAATAAGATTGAAAGTGGCACTTTACTGGGGCCAGTCAAAGTCGGTACTGACGGCCCAGTGCTTGATCCTGGTAATAATCAAATAACAGCCGGTAACATATCTATAACTGGCGGTGGCATTACAATTGGCGGCACAACCGTCAATCTAAACCAAAACAAACCATACGTCACTATACTGGGGCCATTTATAGTCAGTTATGATTCACCTGGCCTTAATTATGGTGATGGCTATCCTCTATTTACGCCGTCGGTTGGTGACATTATTTTCGATTGCACAAACATAAACTTGAAAGCGTGGAGTTTTCCTGGGACTGGTTCCGGCATCTGGGCAGGCATAAATATGGGAATAATTGCTGAAGGTGCTAGCCAATTTCAAAATGCGGCCATGTTTAGCTTAGATTTCCATGTTTTGTCAGGTAATAACGGAGCGGCTTACAATAACGGCGGTACTGTCAATTACGCTTTGCCGGCCCCCGATAACGGTACACGGCTAGCTTTTCCTTATAGAGTTCTAACTGGAGTAGGCGCAAATAGCATACCGCGCGGCCCTTGGCTAATCCAAGATAACTCAAAGCCGTTTTGTGCAAGGAATATAATCCCTGGTGGCTCAGGTGACGCAGCGATAGCTGGCAAGACCGCTATATATGTTACAGTAGCAAAATATTTAAGCAGTCCCTTCTAGCCTTGAGTTGTATGGTTACTTATACTACAATAAACTTAACGGCTCCGCAGCTAATTGTGGAGTTTTTTTATTAGGAAAGTACAATGCCTCCAGCATCAGCCGCATACTCAGCATTACAAAGTTTCTCGGCTAACAGACCGCAGGCCAGTGACTATATTACCCAGGCTAACCAGAAATACAATGTAACTGGTGCGGAAAGTAATGTCTCTAACCTAGAGAGCCTTGTTAACAACTTACAGAATTCAGCCGCCGCGGTTGATCCATCTGTTACTGGCCGAACTTCAGGCACATTTACCACCGAAGCGCAGCGACAAGCTTTAGTTAGTCGTGAGCAGCAACCTATCCTAACTAACTTAGGCCAGCAACAAACTGGTCTGGCTAATGCTCAGCAACAATTATCCACAAGTGAGAATCTAGCTAATCAGATGGCCTCAGCACTTATGCAAGGCGATGCTCAGAAGTACCAATCCTTACTTGACCAGTACAATGCTGCTAGCGCCGCTGAGCAGTTTCAAGCTCAACAGAAGGCTCAAGCGGCTTCACTGGCCGAGCAACAGAGGCAATTTAACGCCGATCTGGCTGAAAGGCAAAGAGAATTTAATCTTACGCCTAGAGGTAGTAGTGGCGGCCTTGATCTATCTAGCCTCTTTGGGCCATCGACTCAAGGAGCGGTTACTAATAAACCAGGCGTAGCAGTTAAGCCAAAAGCCACACCGCAGCAAGTCCAACATCTTCAAAATGTCGCCGCTGTCAGTGATGCTAATATGGCTATTCAAAAGTTTATGGGTAACGCTAATTCTGTGCTTAGCGACTTTAAAGCTACTCTACAAAGCGCCGTCAGAGGTAATACTGGTGATCAGGCTAAAATTGCAGCCTACTTCGCTAATGATAAGTACCATTTGTTTGATAATAACTATAAGAGTGTGGTACAGCAGCTTATGGATAACAAGAATCGTAAAGGCGCGTTGGCCGATCCTGGCAAGCTGGGTAATTACTTGGTTAGCCTATTGCCTACGCCGGTTCAACACTACGGTGGTAGATAATGTCGTTTTCTGACTTAATGGATGTAGCGAGTAATTACAATACTCAACAAGCTCAACAAGCTCAGGCTAACCCGCAGCCACAAGGATTACTCCAGCGGATTATTGGTGGCGCAGTTAAGCCTATTACTGACGTTTTTGAAAACCCTATTAAAGCCGGCGCAGCTTTATTAACAGGCAACCGTCAAGCTTTAGAAAATGCTGCCGCGGCGCAAGGAAAAATTGGCTACAGAGGCACATTACTGGCTGGCGCTCAGCTACCGCTTTACCTTATTAACCCTGCTAGCGGAGCAACTTTTGATGCTGCCAAAGCTGGTGCTCTGGCAGCCAAAGAGACTGGCGATATTGCAGCTCAACAAGCGGCAGAAAAAGCACTGGCAAGCGTCATCACTAGACGAACAATAGGTCAAGGCGCAGCTTTTGGTGGTTTAGGAACGGCTGCACAGCCTGGTGCAACACCTGGCGATATTATAAAGGGCGCATTGATTGGTGGCGCAGCTGGCGGAGTATTAAGCAAAGTCGGAGCTGGAGTTGGCCGATCAATTGCTGCTAAGACTGAGCCAACTACCCCAGAAGTCACAGTTATGAGTGGCAACAAAGAAGTTACCCCTATTACAGTACCGACCCCTGCTGAACAGCCTATAGCTGCACCGGCCTTAAGTGATGCTGAAAAAGGCGCTATTTCGCGCACTCTAACACCTGAACAATTAGCCGAAGATCAGGTCACGCGCAGCAAAATACAATTTGCGATTGCCAGTAATGATCGGGGATCTGCTCTCAAATACATCACTCAACTACACGATCCGGCTGCTCAAGACTCAGCTATGCAAGTCCTAGAAGGTGATGCAGGGAAAATAATGCCGGCAGGCGGTAATATCGGGACGGCTCAACCAGATATACTAGCTGGGCCTAAGACTCCGCCACGACCGGCCGCTGAGCTACAAACCCAAATAGAGGCGGCTCACAATGCTGGTGATACTGCCACCGAACAGAAGCTTATTGCTCAACTACCAGATCAGGGCATGAATCCTAATGCTGGGTTAAGTGCGGATGAAAAACAAGCTCTTATGGATCAGGCTAAGGTAAAAGCCGGCGTCGCACCGGAACCAACCACGCCACCGCCTGCTAAAGTTAGTAGCCGACATCTAATTAATATGCAAGGCAACGGTTATACCGGCCAAAATATTAATAAGTTTGGTGAGCAGAGAGTCAGCAAAGCTGTAGAAAATACAATATCTACAGGTGCTAAAGGTAGTGTCTTGAATAAAATCCGTAATTACATGTTGCCAGCTCTAAGTGACACTGAGAAGCAAATACAGACTAAGCTAGCGGCTAGCAAAGCCTCTTACCAAGTATCCGATCTAAATAAACTTATAGACGACACGGCTCAAAAATCCGTTGGAACGGGATTAGAGGGTGAAGCCGGTGCCAGCGTTAAGAACTACGTCAATATCGCTAAAAAGGCTCTACAGAATATTGCCGGACAGTCCAAAACCCTAACGAGCGCACAGGTTAATCAACTGAAACGTGAGTTAGGCGATCATATTCCTTGGACTAAAATCACTAATCCTAGCGCTGCTGATACGGTTGCTACCGATGTCGGTCACGATCTATACACCGCTATAAATGACACACTCAAAGCCAACAATCCTGATGTTGGTAAACTATTAGATCAAGCTTCTACGCATCTCGATTCGATTAAGATGTTAGCTAACGCCGGTGGTCAGACAATGGCGAGAGTCCACATGACAGGTATTCCAATTTCCTATCACAGTCAGGCCGTTAATTCGATGGCCGAAGCTGCTCAGGATAAGGTAGTCAGATTCTTAGACAGAAATAATGGTCAGCCAGGTCTGATCGGCCGCAGCCTAGGCAATGTAGGTAACGTTATAGGTAAAACTGGCGCAGCTGTTGCTAATCAGCTACCGGAGCCGGTTAATCAAGCGATAGCTGCTGCTGCACCGCATGTAGTGGGGCCGATTGCTGGCGCTACGGGCGCTGCTGTGGCACAACCTCAACCAGCACAACCGCCTGTAGCTCAAGCGCCACAACCAACTGACGCTAATGCCCAGTTAGCTAGCCAGCTAACGCCTGATCAGGCTCAAGCCGCCAAAGAAGCTGAGAGCCTAAAGGCCACTACTCAAAGAATTCAGGACGCTATGATTCTTGATCTGCAACAGACTGGTGGTAAGAATCTCAGCAAACTGAATACTCTTTATTCGATTTTCAATGCTCAAGAGAAACAGGCCGAAACAGCTGCAAATGCCGGCAACAAACCCTTAACAGCCACCGCTGCTTCACAAGTTCAGAGCGCACAGCAAGCTATGAGCGGTCTAAACGCAATCCAAGCGGCCTTTAATAGCACACATTCGACCGGTGAGGGTTTATTTAGCAAGATTCTAAGCATGAAGCCTTTAGGCGTAAGTCTGCCTGGCGGCCAGGGTGTGCAAAATGTCAACGCCTCTATACAGGAAGTCCTACCGGATATAGCTAAGGCTCTAGGCTATGGCACTTCTAAAGCCGAGTTGTCTGCTTTATTAGATCAAATGCCTAATACTTCGGATACCCAGAAGTCAGCTCAAGTTAAACTAAGCCGAATCGCACAACGTATTCAGGATTTCATGCAGCAATACTTAAGCATCGAGGCTAACTATGTTCAGCCGAATAACAATAACGTACAAGATTTACTGAGTAATGGGATTAGTGGTCTTGATTTGTCAGGAGCAACACAGTGATCAAGGGGTATTCTAAGAATAAAACTATCTTAAAGGCTTACGACGGTGATGTGAAAATGCCATCTACTCTCAGCTTAAGCAGCGACGATCTTAAAGACATCAAGAACTGGAAAGTTGGTGGAACCTATGATCTTGAAATGACCGTTAAGCAGACTTCGATGCACCAAGATCCTGACGGATCCTATCATGCTAGCTTTGAAATACAAGATGTAAGCGTCGATGACGGAGAAGACAATGGCGACGACAATAACTAAGGGTTATCAGACTCCGAGAGCACCAGTCCCAGTTGATAAGATCATAGCCAAAGGCTATACAGCGGCTCATAAAAAAAATAGCCGCAGTAAGAAATTTAAGAAAATGAAGCTTGATCATGCAGTCAGAACTTCGGGTTACTTACCGCAAGACTCTAGCTTACAAGAAGAGGAGCAAGAGGTTTAGTTATGAATAAAGGTTATCAGCCAAAGGGTAAATTAGGGACGGGCACACGTTTTGATAATGTCAGTGGTAGTGTGGCCTCACAATATATTAAAAAAGGCTATTCGGCTAAGAAGGCTAAGCAGATTGGTGCAGCGGTAGCTGCTAACGCCGGCCGAGCCGCGCATGGTGCTAAGCGGATGGCAGCAATGTCAAAGGCAGGCCGCTAATGCCATTTAAAAGCCAGGCACAAATGAGAGCCGCCTTCGGCGGTTATCTAGGGCCAACAATGAAGGCTAAGGCTCAAACGTGGGCAGCTGAGACTCCTAATATTAAGAGCTTGCCGGCTCATTTAAATTCGGCCAAGCAAGCTGCTAAGAATTTAAGGAAAAAGAAAAATGGCTAAGATGTATTCTGGCGCTAAAGGCGCAGACGTACCACCAACACCTATGGATGCTAAGATGACTGATAAGCACGCTTCGCAATCTGTTACTTATAACATGTCTCACTTTACTGATCACGCTATGGGCGCGGTCACTAGTTTAAAGCGAGTCAAGATGGTTAATCCTAAGAAGGCTAAGGCACTAGCTAATAGTGCCGCTAACCAGATGGATAACTTGAGGGGTAAAGTAGCAGCTATGGCGAAGGGCTATAAATGATGCAGTTTTTACATCACTGGATCTATCAAGATATTTATGTACCGGTCTGGCCGAATTGGGTGGCTGGTATAATAGCTTCGGTAGCTCTGTATTTTTGGAAAGGCCGCGCTTGGTTACGTCGTCACGAGGAACACCAACGCAAGATAAGCGAAATTCATAAACACCTGGGGCTAAAGTGATATGGCAACTAAACAAGAGAGTGTGGAGATAGCCGTGCTTCAAAATCAAATGTCAAGTACTCAGTTAGATATTACCGAAATCAAGGGCGACATTAAGGAAATCAAGGGCTTTATGCAGGCTATGGATGGCCACTATATAACCCGTAATGAGTTTGCAGCCTTTAAGAGGCAGTACTGGTTGTCTCATACCTTGACGGCCGTCTTAACGGCCATAGTTACTTATTTGGCGGCGTACTTTATACTAGGCCGTAGTGGACTTAAATAAGGAGGGTAGCATGTCTTACCAAGATTTTAAAGCGGAGTGGAATGGCCGCCGAGTAGACTATGATCATGTTTACGGATTCCAATGTGTTGACCTAATTTTAGAATATGTAAAAGAGTGTTTTGGTATTGCCAGTGGTGTTTATGGAAATGCCATAGATTACTGGTACAAGACGCCTGGTATTCTGCTACCGAAGTTTGACCGTATCTCGACAACTGACTGTCAGCAAGGTGATATAGTAGTGCTCTACGGCAATCCAGGCAATCCGTATGGGCATATCGGGATCTGTGACCATGAGGACGCTAGTAATGGCTATCTATTAGAACAGAACGCTTTAGGCACCGGCGACGGTCTGGGCAAGAGCGCTATTGGTGTATGGCGAGCTATCCCCAAATCTCGAATAGTTGGTGTGCTTCGGCCAAAACCATCAGTACCGCAAGGCGGCGGAACGGCTGAAGCGATCAGGCCGGCTTATGTCCGTGTCGCGCCTACCACGACGGCCAGGCTAGGTGGCTCACAGCTGCTTAATACTGGCGACACCTTCAAATATACGGCCAAGGTGTTTGGTCAAGATGTTAATCAAAACGGAGTCCACACTAACATCTGGTATCATTCGGCGATGGGCAACTATGTTTGGTCTGGTAACTGTAAGGATATTTAAGGAGTGCACATGGCAAAAAGTGCGGATCGTCGTTATCAGTAGTATTTAATTTTAAGAAAAGAGGATGCAATGTTTAATAAAATCAAAGATTTTGTGCTAACTGGTAAAGAAAAGGCTGTGATCGGCTTTTTGGCCGGTGCAGTTGGCTCTTACTTAGCTCAGAATGGTTTAACTGTAAAAGACATCTGGTCAAGAAGTGGTTTTTATTCACTTTTAGTCGGGGTGGCTACACATATATTGGTTTACTTCACTACTAACAGAACAGCGAGTCAATAATGCAATTATTTAATTCAATCGTATTCGGAGCTTTTGTAGGTTTTCTAGCCGACTACTGGCTAGGCAGGGCAACCGTTAAAGACCCACTAAAACTAGTCATAGCAGTAGCTATTGCTGTGGTAGTGGCCTTCTTAGTCTATAACCACAATCTAGTAGTTTTCTAGCTCAGTAGACGCTGGAATATTAACCCCTTTGGGTTAGGGCCGGCCGCTATCCGCTGGCAGCGTTGTAAAGTGTACAATAACCCTCAAAAGCACTCTAGTGTATAGTGAAATTATGAATAAGTTAGGCAAAACTCCTGCTAGAACGGACGCCGTTAAATTCAAACTAAGTCATTATTTATTAACTGTCGCGACGCCTAAAACTTACGGCCATGATAAACTTATCAACACTTGGGATATGCTCGGCAATGATCAGTACGGCGATTGTGTGTGGGCTGGTGCAGGCCACGAAACGATGCTTTGGAACAAAGAAGCTGATAAAAACATCGTTTTTGACGATAAAGCTGTATTGAGCGATTACAGTGCTGTCACAGGTTTTGATCCTAATGATCCGTCAACTGATCAAGGTACAGATATGCAAGTTGCTGCCTCCTACCGCCGTAAGACCGGTGTAATTGACGCTCAAGGCCACCGGCATAAAGTTGGCGCTTATTTAGCTATCACACCAGGCTCTAAAGATGAACTTAAAAGAGCCATGTATTTATTCTCTAATGTCGCTATTGGTCTACAATTTCCAGCTTCAGCTATGCAGCAGTTTAATACTGATAAAAACTGGACAATAGTAAGAAGTTCAAAGATCATCGGCGGCCATTATGTGCCGGCTGTAGCTTACGATTCAAGATATGTCCATGTTGTTACCTGGGGTCAAGTTGTCAAGGCATCCTGGGGCTTTATACTAACGTACTGTGACGAAGCGCTAGTTTATCTATCGCCGGAATTCTTAACCGCCGGTAAAAGTCCCGAAGGTTTTGATCTCGCCAGCCTTAATAACGATCTGAGCCAGTTATGAGTGAACGCGAGGGCTTTAAGCTAGATAAAATTATCGACTGGTACGATATTGCTAAGGGTGTAGGTGCGATGGTATTACATGGCTTAAGTACATCGCTCCAGCAAATCAGATACGAACCGCGCCAGGTCAGCGATCATTTCAGGGGCGCGGCTAACCAGCTCGACGAAGCCTTATATGATAATGTGGTTGAATTACCTGTGGGTGGGAGCGATGAAGTCGCATGAGCATAAACATAGCGTTGATGAAATCCTAGACATTATTGACGAGGGTCTAGCTTCTTATGACGCTTACAGAGAACAGCGAGATGCTGAGGACAGGTTAATGGCTACTGAAGGGGTTGTATTAAGTGGCTTGGACAAAGCAGTCAGAGCCGGCTTCCTGACCGTGGCTGAAAAAGAAACCGAAATGAAGCTATTCCATGACCAGAATCTAAAGTGAATAGTACAGGCGGACGGGCAATTCGTGCTTTTTTGGGCGCGAATTATCCGCCTCCAGCAGCTTTTTCGGTACAGACCTGAATGGTAGCTTGAAGTTGCATTTATAAAGGCTTGTAGGGCCTCTAAATCGTTTAAATATATTCATAGTTAGGGACTGAGTGAGAATTGGTCAATGCTCAGTAACTTCAGCCTACTCTGATTTTGCTAGCTGTCAATAGTCGTCAGGATGATCGTCTGGCTTTTTAAAGATAGCCAGTAGGATCAAAATTAATATAGAAACAATAATTAATGCCCACGCAAAGATCTTCATTCATTAAGCTTATCACGTTGCCGCCAAATATTTAGAACCGTCAACAGGTTTTGCAAGGCAATTCTAACTTGCCAGGGCATACGGTTTATTTCTAACATTGCTTCAACCATCAGACAGTCCCTATCAAGCTCAGTCATAAGAAAATCTTACCATAGCAGCGCCTTTTACTGTAGCTATGTTTACAGTAAACAACCCTCATTAAGACTTATAACGATGACGGTGGCATCTCATAATGAGCATTGCAGAGAGTGTTGGCTAGGACTTATCCTTGGCTTTGCCTATTTACCTAGTTAAGCGACCAGCAAGCTGGTAGTCGAGTTGCAAACTCCGCTTTAGCTAGACCAATACCCTCAGCAATAGACCTGGTTGACGTACAGACCATATTCGACATGTGTCGATAATGGTCATTTAGGCGCTATATTATCAGAGCCAGGGTTATACCCACTATGAGGTAGTCGTGCAAAGTTAAAGTGCTTGCTTGCTAGTGTTGACAATTAGTGTTAATGCGCTATATTTAGTGCATATACCATGAATAGCAAGACCGTCCGCAAGGGCGGTTTTCTATTTACCATGAACAGCAAATAGTATTTCTAAGTCTAAGACTTTGCCTGTTCGTCGTCAAGGATTGGGTCAAAGCCATGCTCGGCTAAGAATATATTGCACTCTAAAGTCCGAGTTTCGCGGTCAATATTACCAATCCTTAAGACATTATCAAAGCTTACCGGTTGCTGCTCAAGCTGAGCTTTTTGTTCAGCTAGTTCGGTTAGCCGGCCGGTTGCTTCAAAAATGTAGACATCGTACATATGGGATGGGATTATTTCCATGTGTCCGGCCCCTGGTTATCCTTGTAGATCAGATGTCTGGCTACTGAAATGTGGAAATCCAGCGACTCTTTAGCATCTAGTAAGTTAGTCAGGTGGTCAACTAGGTCAGCAATCTGTGCTTGAGTTTCCTGGATGTCAGCCTCTAGCTCAATCTGCCTCAAAAGTAGATCTTGCGGCACTGGTGTCTCAACTTTACTCATGCGCCACTCGTTGTAAACATATGTGTCAGCCATTACATTGAATCGATAAGTTGTCTATCGCCTTCGGATTCTAAAATAACATTAAGTAAGCGGCCAGCTACCTCAGCTCGATGAGTCCAATGCTCTTCACCAACACTTAGCCGACCAAGTTGTTCAGCTATAGCTTCAGTAGGTGGATCTACCTGTTCAAGCTGTTGCCGCTTTTCACGATAGATCTGAGCACGGGTAGAAGCATCCTCAATAACAAACGCGTAATAGTTTTCAATACCCATTACAAACTCCTAAAATTAGTTAATAGCAGCAGATTATACGACATAAGCGTAACCATGTCAAGAACATTATTTAATATGAAAAAAGTGCTTGCATAAGTACTGTTTTTGTGTTATCATAAGCACGTTAATAAGGATAGCACCTAATGTTTAATGTTGAATTGTGGGAAGCAGCGGATATTAGTCGCCGTAACGACGGCGTACCTTATGCATGGACTAATAAGAAGCAGATAGCTCAATTTAAAGATGTTGACGAACTGAAGAAATACATTAAGCACAACCTAGAGGATCTGACTAATGTGGTGATTTTCTCTAGCTCAGCGACATTAATTTCAGCCGCCAATAGCTACTTGACTGACAAGCTTAAAGAAGCGAGCTTACTATGACAGAACTTGAGAAACTTACAGAACTAATCAATAAATTGGCTGAAGCTTTGGAAGCTCAAAACCAAGCTATTGAAAACCTTATAGATAGCCTAGACGACTTAGCAGCTTCTTTGAGCGGGGAAGTAGACGATGAATAATGTACCTGATCATGACTGTCACATCGATCCAAACGACGGCTGTGTTGTTTGTTGGGAGTATTACGATGTATAGATTACCTAAAGGTTTGATACCTGAAGACATCCAAAAAGCTTTAGATGAGCTTGAAGTCAAAGCTATGCTCTTTGATATGGATATAGATATTGAAACTTGGAGCTTAGTACCCAAGAGGAAGGATGAAACGCTACGATGGCTGAAGAAGTTAAAGGCGAAACAAGAAGCAAGCGACAACGATCCAGCAAGTCCCGAACAAGCGTGGGCTTAGATAAAGCGCCGATTCTATACAAGAAAATTACTTTAGCTCAAGCCAAGTCACAAGGCCGGCAGTTGGCTGACTTTGCCAAAGCTAATAACCTATCTGTCGATATTGCCGGCAAGCAATATATGCAAGTTGAAGGCTGGCAGTTTGTCGGTACCCTGAATGGCTTGACAGATATCGTTAAGTCTTGTTTTAGGATCACTGAAGCCGAGCAACTACAGCCTAACGAGATTAAATACCGCGCTGAAGTCGAGATTATCAATCAAAACGGCACAGTTATTTCAAGAGGTATAGCTTACGCCTCCAATAAAGAGAAAAAGAAAACTAGTTTTGAGGAGTATGCTGTAGCTTCTATGGCTCAAACCAGGGCTATAGGTAAAGCTTACCGGAATTTCCTAGCCTGGATCATCAAAATGGCTGGCTATGAGCCAACTCCTGTAGAGGAAATAGATCGTGATGCTATGGAAGCCGACCTATCTAAAACTAAGCAAAAAGTCATGGAGGCTTTAATGAGCAATGGCATTACAGATGCTACCGAAATGCTTGACTATATTGAAAGCATCACCGGCAAGAGAGTTATCAATACGATTGAAGAAGCTAATATGATTTTGGCGGCACTAAATGAGTAAACCTATCGGCCATGACTGGTCTGTTAAAGATGTTGACGACCTTATGCGGTTAGAACGGCCACACAAAGAACGTCAAAAAGTTATGAGCATGTACAAGAATGGTAAGACGGCAGTTTCAATAGCCGACCACTATGGCGTGTCAGTTCAGACTATATATACGGTTTTAAGAAGTTTTGGAGCGAAATATTACGACGCTCAATATCAACGTAAATTATTAAGGTTAAAGGAGAACTAAATGCGTAATATCACACAAAAGGAATACGATCAGATCATAAGTTTTAAAGATAGTGGCGTATCGATCGGCAAACTGGCTAATGTACTGGGCCGCAGTAAGTCAACCGTTAAACGGATCTGGCAGTCTGACAGCCTAGAAAACTACCGTGAGAATATTCGTAAGGAGCGTATGAGGTATGTTACGAACAGTTTGAATATTGTAGATGCGCCTCTGATCCCAGCAGAATATGAATTCATACGGATAACTTCTATCAGCGTCTACAAGAATAATGTTTTTGGTTTAGGTCAAGATGGTAACGTCTATATCTGGGACTACGATTTAGGTGAGTTTAGGCCGCACAAGGCATAATTAAGGAGAGGATAGCATGGATTTACAGATTAAAAAGACTAAGGAATACACAAAGTTTAAACAAATGCCTGGTAACAGAGGTGTTGATAAAAAGCACGTTAAAGAATTGGTCAGACATTTGACTAATCATGGTAATTTGACTCAGAACTTTCCAGTTATTATCAATGAAAACTGGGAAATTATTGACGGTCAGCACCGGATTGCGGCTTTAGAGATACTTGGTTGGCCGGTCTTTTACACCCTACAGCCAAATTTAACTATTGATACGGTCAGAAATATTAACCAAGCTCAAAGAAACTGGAACTGGATTGATTACGCCACCAGCTATGCCGAATTAGGTAACAAAGAATATGAAAAGTTTTTACAGCTAGTTGAGGACTACGGCGAACAGTTTAATATAATGAAGCAAGTTTGTGGTACTAGCACTTCTGGTCACAATAGCTTTGCTAGAGATTTTAAAAATGGCGATTTAAAGATCGATGATTTAATAAAAGTCCGCGAGCGCTTGGAAAAATTAGCCGATATTCGCGAGCTAGTACCAGACCTTAATCGGCCAGGAGCCTATGCTATACTGACTTTCATTAGTCACCCAGATTACAGCCATGAACGGATGCTATATAAATTAAAAAACTATGGTGAACAGTTGCAGCAGTTTTCACGCGAGCGGGATATGTTAAGAGCTTTTGAAGATATTTACAATTATGCTGCTAAAGATGTAGTAAGGCTATTCTGATGCACCAATTAGTTATTTCTTACGACAGAGAAACTGAGATTGCTTTCCTGCTGATAATTCTCTGGCTGGTACTGACAATTTTGGCTTTCGTTAATCTGTTAAGAGCCTATGCTACTCACAAGGATTTAAAACGGATACTGCAAGAATTGCAATTAAGCGCGGAAAATTTCTATGAAGCAATCAAGAGTAAAAAGAATTAGAACGCCAATGTCCTACCGGTCTGACGCCGGCGAGAGGATTTACCAAACGGCCAAGCTAAAGGGCGAGACTATACCTCTGAGTGAAGAGCCTAGCATCATTGATTACCGCTATTGGCGTTTAATTGAGAATCGTTACCCAGGCGATACTCTATACGATACTCACGATATGTTAGTCCCGAAGCGAATTTTTGCCCTACGCGGTGAAATGACGCTCGATGAGCTGATTGAAAAAGAGTCGATTTTAAAAGAATTAGATACGCATTACCATGAAATTACTGAAAATACTGAAGTTCGCCGCAGCGTAAAGGGCCATTACCACATACACTTAAAGAGGTTCTACATGGATCGTAAGGATCGAAAACTATGAAAACATTATTGGATAGCCAAGGGGTAAATTTGAAGCACCAATACAAATCCCTGGATAAATACAAGTCAAGGTTTAGTATTTATAAAAACACTATTGACGGCCGTGACATGCACCAAGAGGTTGTCGAATATGTTAGCAGCAGATTTCCACATGGCGTGATCTTAGATGTTGGTTGCGGTGACGGAGCTTGTCTGGCGGCCTTACAGGATCAAACTGAAGCCAAATTAATAGCCGTCGATATAACTGAACGCAATTTACCAGCCGAGATTGAATTTTTTAAAGGCTCTGCCCAGGATCTTAGCTTTATACCGGATCAATCAGTGGACTGTATACTGGCTCTTTTTATGATGTACCATGTGCCGGATCAAGACAAAGCTTTAAAAGAATTCCAGCGGATTCTAAAGCCAGCCGGCGAATTAATAATCACAACTAGCGGTGCTGGTCACGCAATGCGCCGCAATGGATTTATCCACAAGATCACTTATCTACTCGACATACCGCATGTTAAGCCTTTTACGGCTGCCTTTGACAACATTAAAGCCTTGGAAATGCTGCCGAAGTACTTTGCTATCAACAAGCATGTAAAACAAAACTCAAAAGTGCACATCGATCTTGAGAATTTAGATAAATACATGGCTTCAATAAATAGCTACTCTCCACAATTATATGAGCGTCAGTGGGCTGAAAAAGCCGACGAAGTAATAAAACCGAATATTCTAAAGGAAATAAAGCTAAATGGCTATTTTTGGGAAGGCGTGGGCCGGCATATGTTTGTTTGTTCGGGAGCGGCATGACTAACTCACTAGACCAAACAGTAGACGAAGAACTAGAGGCTCTTAAAAAACGGACAGTAGACCAGTGTACAAAAGACGTAATGAACATTTTGAGCAAGTACGAACTTGAGCATCTATGGAATGACAGCTTGGTAAGTACGGCAATAATTGAGGCGTGGCAAGCTGGTGCAAAAGCTGGTATGGAGATATACAGATGACTAACGACCTAGAGCAGACTATTGAAGATTTGCTAGACAAGATTTACAAAATGGGTATTCGTCATGGCGTAAAAGGCTACAAATATCTAAATAAAGATAACGCTACTTTAGTCAAGGGCAAAACCACCCTACTAAAAGCTATCCAGGGTTACGCAGATGAGGAAGTACTAAGAGCCTTATACACAATACCTATGCCCAGCCCAGCCAAGAAAACTAAGCTAAGTAGAAATGGTAGCGTAATTCCCAACAGTTTTAACACTAATCGAAGTGATGATTATATAGAAGGTTATGTTGCGGGCAGCCACAAAGCTTTCTACGATGCCCAAAACGCCATTAAAAAACGCATAGCGTTGACACGGGAAAGAGAGCAAGACAATGAGTAAAGCTGATTTAACAGTAGATAGCTTAATAGAAAAATACGGTGGCACAGTTGGCGATAAAGGTTCTTGCTTGATAATACCAACAGAAGAATTTGCTCCAGCCCTCACTACATTAGTAGAAAATATGCAGCGAGTAATAATTGGTGATGATGAACAAACCTTTGGCGAAAAGCAAACTGCATCCGATGGTAGTAAAGTAAGATATTCTATTGCTGGTTACGAGTTTATCGTACCCCGTAACCAATTGCGTCAAGAGCAACGCCAACGAGCCAAAGCTGAACTAAAGAAAAGGGGGTTTACGATATGATTTGGATTGCGAGCATTTTAGTCGTGGCTTTTCTGAGTTTTATTGCATATGTTTACTGGCAAGTCGACAAGGTTAAATATTATCAACCTACAGAAGCAGAGATTGCAGCGGAACGCAGAATTATGACAGCCGAAAAAAGACATTTTGGGCGTTACCAGCTTTATCATGAACGCCAGACAAAAGAATATAAGCAATGGTTGAAAAACCTACAAATGAGCCAACCTAACAAGAAAGGTAAAGATGAGTAAAAAAGTTGGTGAATATATGGGCATTGCGATAGAGTTAGCCGAGCCGCACCGCCAGTACTTACTTATTCAGAATTTGACGAACTAAAATCAAGACTTGAAGCACTAATGTCTAAAAAAGAATTAGACTTAGGTTAATCACGAATAATTGATATAATTAAAGAGTGAATCGTATCACCGACTCTTTAAGAAACTTAGAAGATCATGGCAGGCGGAGTACCAAGCATCAGCTAAAATGGGCAGCTGCTAAAAGACTCTGGTACGAACAAAACCCACCAGATCATGCCGGCTACTACTATTGCCATTATTGCGGTAAGGCCATGACCAGAGCCGAGTGTACGCTAGATCATTTAAAAATCAGATCACACTACCCAGAACTACGCTATGAGTTAAGCAACCTAGTACCTTGTTGTCATAAGGACAACTATCTTAGGGGATCAAGAGACTACGAAAGCTTTGTCAGGGAATACTACCCACATCTGCTAGAATAAAGTTATGATACAGCGCTTGCCGCTCACTAAAATTAAGCCCAACCCTAATAATCCTCGACTAATTAAAGATGACAAATTCAAAAAGTTAGTCCAAAGCTTAAAAGACTTTCCTGAAATGGCTGAGATTAGAGAGGTAGTAGTCAATAAGGATCACATGATACTCGGTGGCAATATGAGATACAAGGCTATGCAAGAGGCTGGTTGGAAAGAGATACCAGTCAAAGTAGTTGATCTACCGCTTGACAAACAGCGTGAATTTATTATTAAAGATAATATTTCTGGTGGCGAGTGGGATTGGGATATCTTAGCTAACGAGTGGGATACTGAGCAGCTTGACGCATGGGGCATGGATTTACCAGACAGTTTTAAAGAAGAAGCCGAAGTCGAAGAAGATGAAGCGCCAGAAGTATCTAGCGAACCACCTATTAGTAAATTAGGTGAGATTTATCAATTAGGACGGCATAGGGTTATGTGTGGAGATAGTACGGATTTTGGGCAAGTTAGTGATTTGATGGATGGCGTGGCCGCCGATATGGTATTCACCGACCCCCCTTACGGTGTAGATTATGAGGGCAAAACAAAAAGTAAACTTAAAATTGAGAATGATAAGACCACAAATATATGGGCCGAAGTATTGCCTAACTTTATACCAAACACAAAAGCTGGTGCGGCGTTCTATGTCTGTTGCCCGCCGGGCAACAATTTTAAGGACTTTCTATTACCTTTTGAAAAGTATTGTTATCAGTCCGCAACTATAATATGGGCCAAAAATACCTTAGTTATGGGTCATGGGGACTATCACTATAAACATGAACCTATACTTTACGGCTGGAATAAAGAGGGGACACATAAATTCTATGGTGACAGAACTCAAACTACATTATGGGAGATAGACCGCCCTACGGCTAGTCGTGAACACCCTACTATGAAGCCTTTGGCACTAATGGCGAGGGCAATAAATAATAGCTCCAAATCAGGCGATATAGTTTTAGATTTATTCGGTGGTTCTGGCTCTACCCTTATAGCTTGCGAACAACTAGACCGCACTTGTTATATGATGGAGCTAGACCCTAAATATGTAGACGTAATTAGAAAACGCTATGCCAAGTTCATAAACAATAATCAACTACCTGACAATTGGGCAGAATTAACATCTATGATTAGAGAATGATTAGACAATGGCTAACGAAAAGAATTTAATACCGGCTAAAAAAGGTGAAGTCCGAAATCCAAAAGGGAAGCCTGCAGGTATCCCAAATACACGGACTAGGCTTAAACGCCTTTTAACGATCACCCAAAATTTAACTAATCCGATAACGGGCGAAGTAGAAGGCTTTACAGTTTTAGAGCAATTAGACTTACAACAAATAATTAAAGCACGAAAAGGTGACTTAGCCAGCTACAAAGAGATAATTGATAGACTTGAGGGCAAAGCTGAACAGTCTAATATCGGCGGTACCATAACGAATAATTTTATAAACATATCGAGGGATGATCAAAATGCCCTCAATTTATGAACCGTACAAAAACCTAATTGAAAAACGCCTAACAATCATAGACAAGACCGGTACTGAAGTACCCTTTAAACTAAACATTGCCCAAAACTATATTGTGGCAAATGCTACCGGCCATGATTTTACACTCAAGGCTCGACAAGAAGGTGTGTCAGCATTTATGTTAGCTGTCTTTGCCTTAGACTTTTTACTCAGGGAAAACTCAATTAGCGTAATTGTAGCCGACAATGCCGATAACGCTCAGGGATTACTGGAACGGGTTAAATGGTATATCGCTAGCTATGAACGCGCTTTAAATACCAAAGTGCCGTTAAAATATGATTCCAAGTATGAATTACACAACGCAGCTAGAAACTCTAAATATATTATTGGTACGGCTCAAAATGTAGAGTTTGGCCGGTCACGAACTATTACCAATGCTCACTTATCTGAAGCTTGTTTTTATCCACACTTCCAAAAACTACTAGCTTCGCTGCTTCAAGCAGTCGTACCGGACGGTAAAGTTATGATTGAATCAACGGCCAACGGATTTAACGAAGGCAAAACATTTTGGGATGACACGGTTATGGGCAAGACTGGCTTTAAACCGTTATTCTTGCCGGCTTCATTAATGTACGACGCTGAGTTTTTGGGTAAAAAGCGTGGCGAACTAGGCGAACGACTATTCATGCAGGAATACCCAGAATCACCTGAAGAAGCCTTTATTACATCCGGTTCAACATATATAGAAAACTTAGCGCTGGCTAGATTATTAAAAGAAGTGGATGCTTGGGAACGAACACATGAGCTTCAAACGATTTCGTGAATGGCAGCATGGCGAGTTTGTTATCTGCTTTGTTGATATGGCTGCTGGCGGTGAGGATAATTGTGCGGCTCAATTCTTATCCCATAAATGGTTAGATGTGCCAGAGGTTTACCATGCTAACGTGACTGGCTCATTTGTCACACCGCTGATCCATGAAGAGCTGATTAAAATATCTCAAACAACTGGTGTTGCCCCGATTGTGGCCTTTGAACGTCAAAACGGCGGCTCATACGAAATGGATCGCCTAGCCAGGCTTAATCGTTATGGAGACTATCGGATTTACTCAATGAAGAATATTGACCCGACTGGACGAATGATTGATACCGGCAAACTAGGTTGGGACACAACAATGGCCACGCGACCTAAAATGCTTCAGGAGCTTAAGGACGCCATTGAGGGCGGTTTATTACATCTGTACCACCGTCAGACAGTCAATGAGCTGTTTAGTTTCGTTATCAAACCAAGTGGTAAGGCTGAAGCTGAGCAAGGCGCACACGACGATCTAGTGATGGCTCTGGCTGGTGCTTGGCAGTTATATCAGAGCGAGAAGCCGATCAATCCTGATAGCGATTCTGGCGTGGTGGAAACCATACAACCGAGACAAATGTACAAAGAGGCTGGCGTGCTGTACGCTGGTGAAGAGTATGCAAATTAGTGTCTCAATTAGAACACCATACAACCAATTACCAATCGCTCTTATATATAAGGCAACTGACCGCAAGTTGTACCGTGATCAATATTGTATTGAGTGCGGCCATCCGTTTATGAGCATCAGCGATAAATTTGTGGCAATTCATGATGGCGGCGTGCCAATTGACTTGCTACGAGCTGAGCAAGCTGTACTTGAAGCACGTTGTAAAAACCACTATTGTAAACAGTATTACCGAGTTGAAGTTTGATATGCTACAATCAGAGTAATTAAGAGGGATAGTCAGCGATGCCGCTAATACAATTAACTAAAGGCAAATTTGCAATAGTTGATTATGAAGATTATAAAGCATTGTATCGCTATAAGTGGTGCTTAAATAATTATGGGTACGCTGTTAGGAACAACAAAAAGAGAAGTACCGTATATATGCACCGAGAAATAATGAAGCCAATAGCCGGCCAACAAGTAGATCATGTAAATTTAGATAAATTGGATAACCGCCGAAGTAATCTCAGGTTCGCAACAGATTATCAGAACCGAGTTAATAGAGGTGTTCGTTGCGATAGTAAACTTAAAATAAAAGGTGTCAGGTTTGTGCCTAGGCAGAAAACTTTTGGAGTTTATCAGGCACGAATAAAACAAAAACACTTAGGATATTTCCAAACTAAACGCCAAGCCGCTGAAGCATACAATAAAGCGGCAAAAATGCTGTTTGGTGAATTTTCTTATCTAAATAAATTGGAGTTAATAAATGATTAAAACTCGACCTCTGGGGAATAATTGTTTGATCGAGGTTATTAAAGAATACGATGGCGTTAGCCGCGCTGACGAGAATGAGGATAAAAGCACGGGTATTTTGCGCGACGCTTCAGTTTATAAATACCATCTAACCGCTAGCTCTGGCCTCAGATTTAATGACGAAGACATAATGAAATTAGTTGCTGAACTCGATACCTTGATTGGCAAAGAAGTGCGTTGGGAACAATATGCTGAAGGCGGCCAAACATTTATTGAGGATGGTAAAACTTATGCTCTAGTACCATGGTGGAGACTAATATCAGTAACGGAGAATAATAAATGAGTAAAGAACCAAGCCGCGACAAGTCAGTTAAAAAGTTTGCCCTAAAACCAATCGAGCAACAAATGCTCAGAGTTTTGCAAGATAGTTATTTTAATCAGCTATCTAATTTTCTAAGTTTTATTGCGCTTGAACGGTTGGCCTATACCGTCACGCAGAACACTAAGTATGAAATTCAAGATGGCAATCTGATTATTGAAGAAGTTGAGCCACCTAAAGAAGAGCCTAAAGAGGAGGTTGCAGTTTCATAATGGATCTACCTAAGCGAGAAATTAAAACAATTTTACATGGTGACGACGCTAGAGCAAGGGTGCTAGCCGGCGCTGAGAAGATCTACGAGACAGTTGGCTCAACCTTTGGGCCAGCCGGTAATAATGTCATCCTTGGTATGCCTTTTGGCGATCCGACAATTACGCGCGATGGCGTAACTGTGGCTAAACGTGTAGTGCTGCCGGATCGCACAGAGGATAACGCGGCCGCAATCTTGCGTCAAGCTAGTGAAAAGACTAACCGCAGTGCTGGTGATGGCACGACCGCGACAGTAGTCTTAGGCTATAACTTATACAAACGTGGTCATCGACTAGTGGCTGCTGGCGAGAATGGCATGTTGATTAAGAAACAGCTGGTGGATGATAGTCAAAAAGTGATTGAGTTTTTAAAAAAGGAAAGTAAAAATGGCAAAGACAAACTACTTGAAGTCGCCACGGTTAGCGCTGGTGATCCGGCTATCGGCGCTCTTATATCAGATACGATTAAAGAGGTTGGCAACGAAGGTGGCATTACGATCCGCGAGCAAAACTACCCTACGCTAGATGTTGAGAAGGTCAATGGTTATTACTTTGACAAAGGGTTTTTCGCGCTCAATCAGCAAGTTGAGTATGCTAAGCCTCAAATCTTTGTCACCAGCAAACGACTGGCTAGCAATTCAGACATTATTCCGCTGCTATCCGGCGTGATTAACTCTGACAACAAGAACTTGATTATAGTTGGTGATGTGCAAATGAACAGCGATGCCCTCAATACTTTGTTGTTGAACGTACTACAAGGCAAACTCAATGCAGTCGTTATCCCAACGCCAGCTTACGGTGATGATGCAGTTCACTTTATAGATGACATCGCGACTTACGTTGGTTGTACACCTTTTACGGCTGCTCAAGATATTAAAGAAGTCTTAGACAAGCAGGGCAAACTCAATCCTCAGTATTTTGGTACCGCTGAACGCGTGCAAGCTAATCAAGATCGTGCGGTAATATTCAGAGGCTCTGGCTCAGCTGAAGCCATTACTGATCGTGCAGCCACTATTCGTAAGCTGATGAAAACTGAAACCAGCTCACACCGTAAGGATCAGTTAGAGCAAAGATATTCTAAACTAACCGGCAAGATTGCGATTGTTAATGTTGGTGGCTCAACACCGGTAGAGATGGAAGAGTTACGCTACCGCGTTGAGGATTCAATCGAAGCTGCTAAGAGTGCAGTATCTGATGGTGTGCTGCCTGGCGGTGGCACGATGTTAGTTCGTGCTTCACAGCAAGACATTTCACCAATGTTTAAAGGCGCTTTACAAGATACATTCCGCAAGTTAATGGAAAATGCCGCTGAGTCAGCTGATTACCGCTTAGAGCAAATTAAACACGCTCAGCCTGGTTTTGGCTTTAATCTTAGAGCTATGACTGACGAACCAATAGATTTAGAAAAAGCTGGCATTTACGACGCTACCAGGGCAGTTATTCAAACAATCGAGAACGCTGTTAGTGCCGCTGGTCAACTCCTGACTGTTGGCGCGATTGTTGATCCAATTGACCAAGACGGGCCAACTTGGGATAAGGCAAACGGTGATCCATGAAAAGACTATTAAAACGATGGCTGGGTATTTCAGCGCTTGAGCAAGACATCGATAAACTACTGGTGGAAAAGTACGATGGCCTAAAAGATATTGTTGACAATTCTACAGCAACAATAGAAGTAGATGGCTTTACTAAAGGTACTTATAGCGTAAACTTACCGCCACCAGATAAACCACTAGTGAAAGGCTACAATGCCACAGTGGGACGAACTGATCGACGATGACGAGAATTCTCAGGTAGTTGAGGCAGATACCGAGGAGCCAGGCTTTCAGCCAGAGTATGATAAAGATGATGGAGTCGTTATAAGTGAGCCACCAATTGTCAGTATCGGCCGAGCCAGACGTAAGCAATACTTGCGAAGTTTGCAAGATACGACCGGCGGTGACAAGCCTAGTGGTACAGGGGAAATACTACCCGAAGATCTGTAGTGAGTGCCGCTATAAACTTGCACCGATTATTACTAGCTCAGGCGATGCTCGTTGGCAGCGCACAATAGATCTTGAGGATCATGAGCATGAAATCCAACAACCATATAATGCCGATGGCTCAATCAATGTTCGCTTCGCTAGATTGTACCCCGAACAAGCCAAGGCTCTCTTTACACCAGACCAATTGCGAAAGGCAATGATGTGAAGTATTATGTAAATATCAGCTCTTCAGCTTAATTGGAGAGCTTTTTATATACAATGACACCAGATTTAGAACAAATTTATACAGATTTAATCGAGCCTAGCGAGTTTTTGGAGATCGTTAAGAAGCGTCATAACGAAGCCGAAACCTTTTTTAATAAAAGTACAAACAAGAAACGTGGATTAAAAGCTATCCGCGATGACAACCGCAAAAACTATCTAGCCGGCTATGTTGAAGAGCAGTTAGTCGATGACCGGTATCAGGAAGTCTTTGCCGACAATCGACAATTTATCGCTGTTAGAACTATCGTGCCGTTTGTAACCGAGCAGATCACCGCACCAGAGCTTACGCCGGCTAATAAAGACATGATGTCCAAGCTATTCGCGCAAGACTTTGAGAACGTCTTACAAATGCACGCCGAGAATCAGCACGCTAAGCATAAGATTAGGTTGATTGTACAGGATCTATTGGTTGGTGAACGGGTAGGGATTGGTAAATGGCGCTACGATGCGGCTAGAGATACGATTGTGTTTGAGCATATCAATCCTGACGCCGTGACAATAGGCAAGCGCTCAACACTCTATGAAGAGCCGGATTATGTATCAGAAAAGCTAAAAAAGACGCCTGGCGACCTAATTAAGCAGTTTCCTGACCAAAAAGACAAGATTTTAGAGCTTTTTGGCGTGGCAGATAATCCAGTTTCATTGAGTGAAACTCAGTACACAGTTAAAGAAGATTGGCTATTTATTGACGCTGAGGACGAGAAAAAGCTAGTTGTTGGCTGGCATTACAAAGATCATTGTTTTGGAGTGATTGACGATCCGAACTGGGATGAAGGCGGCAAGAACTTAACCGAATTCCAAATGATGCCGTATGTCTTTTGGAATCTATTAAATGACGGCTCAAGCCATATCGACCACACGTCATTTATGGAGCAGTCTAAATACTTGCAGCAGAACTACAACAAGCGCGGTCAGGTTATTGCCGAGTCAGCTAAGTATGGTGGCACCGGTGTACCGATCTTTGCTAAGGGCACAATTACCCAAAAAGATGTTTCTAAAATTCACTTTTCGCCGATCCAACGCGTACTGCTCGACACGCCAGATGTTAATAAGGCTTTCACCGTTTGGCAGCAACAAAACATGCCAGTTTATATTATTGAGGACAAGCAAGATCTTAAAGCATCGATTGAGGACACTTGGGGCGCTAATCAAGTTATGCAAGGCCACGCCACTAATCAGAACACAGCCACTCAAGATCTGATTCTAAAGAACCAAGGCCAAGGCCGGCAGGCTGATCTACTTGACTGTATTGAAATCGGTATGACGCGCTTCTACCAGCTAGAAGCTCAAATGATGTACCGTTATTTCACTGACGAACATTACTTTAATTATCAAGGTGATGATGGTAACTTTGTCTCGATTGTTATTAGTAAGCCAAAGATCGCTCAGAACTTAGGCATTAAGATCAACGTCAAAGCCGGCACTAGCCTGCCGATTGACCGCCAGCAAAAGCGTATGGCGATTATGGATCTTATGAGAATGAATAAAGTTTCAACCTTAATTGCTTACCGCGAACTTGGTCTGTTCGACGATCCTGAAGAAGCTTACCAGCAATTCGTTAAAGAGCAATTATTACCATTCGGTGCTATGGATGACGCTGAAAAAGATATTCAGAACCGTGAAGCTGAAGAAGACTTGCAAGCCGTCATCGCTGGCAAGAAGCCGGTTGAGCGTGACGACATTGAAGATGACTATCTCAAGCACTTGAACGCCTACCTATTAACTAATAAATATCATATGCTACAACCTGACGAGCAAAAGAATATTCAGAACTTCATACAGCAAATTATTGGTCAGGCTAAACTGAAGATGGCTAAAATGCAAGATCAGCAGCCAACCAACCCGAATACGATGATGCCGCCAATCCGAGCCAAAGAAACCTTTAACTACCGCGACGCACCGCCAGATGTTCAAGCTCAGATGGAAATTAACCAAGGCTTACAGCCGTCAGCTTTACATGATCTTGAAATGCAAGCTGGCATGGCTCACGTTGGCACTAACACCTCAACCTTAATCAATCCTAATAATCAAGTTCAAGAATTAGCACCGACGCCACCGATGGCACAAGCAGCACCGTCTGCACAACAAGCATTGCCACCACAACAGTAGGTGATATACTTTAAGTAATTAAAGGGGTACAAGATGGACGACAGCTCTACAGCTCAAACTAGTACAGCTAATGCTGACGAATTAACAACAGAATTGAGCGAGGCTGAAGAGCTTGCTTATGTTGATCGGATTCTAGGCAAACAGCCAACCGTTAAAACTAACTTCGGTGATGGTGGTGCCGGTCAAGCAAAGGAAGCAGATGCTAACGACGAAAATGCTGCTAAGGAAACAGAAGAAACAAAAGAAGAGGAGCAAGTTGCTGAAGTTAAAGAAGAATCTGAAGCGAAATCAACCGACGAAGTAATGGAGCAAGAAGAAAAGCCAGTGCAAATTGAGGCACCGGACTTTTCTGACCTTTGGATCGAAGTTGAAGGCATGGTGGTTGACGATGAAGGCAATGCCACACCACAGCCATTTAAAATAACCGTTGACGGCGGTATTCCTGATGAGATGCGCTTTAAGAATGATAAGCAGCTAGCTGAAGTTTTGGACGCTTTAAATGAAATGCGCGGCCTAAAAGCTGACCGCCAGGCTGAATATGATGAAGCAATTGAAGCTCAGCAAGAGCAAGAAGCGACAGCTGCCAGCCAAAAAGAGCAAATGGATGCTTGGGATGCAGAGATTGCCCAGTTAATCGAAGCCGGTTTAATCGAGGCACCGAAAGCTAAAGCGACTGATCCTAACTTTAGAGAAGATCCATCAGTTAAGTTAGTCGATGATGTCTTTAAATACATGATCGAGCACAACGACAAACTCGTTAAGGCCGGTAAGCCAGCTATCCGCTCGTTTGGCACAATCTTTGCTCTATATAATAAAGAAAAAGGCGCGGCTGAAGCCGAGGCTAAGGCTAAAGCCGAAGCTGATTTAGTTAAGAAACGCGGTGGTATGGTAGGTGGTGGCTCAAGTGTTAGCGGTGGTGGTAGCGATAAGCCTAAAGTCTACAAAGCTGGTTCAGCTAAAAGTATTTGGGCAGTTGATACGTCCGATCTCTAAGACTATACTTAATTGGGGACCGTCCCAAACGCCAAAGCCCCACAAATATCATTCTCTCGTATCATCTGGCCAGATAGGTACATTCGACGGCTTGAATGATAGAGGGGCTTTTCCATAGCTCCTTAACATTCGCAGCCCAAGGGAAAGCGAGTAGACATGAACACTGACAACGCGACTTTAGCTAATCCAAATATTACCAAATCTGAAAGGGTAATACCCTTACTACAAAGTCTGTCACGACTTGAGGAACTTACTTCGGCTATCGTGATGAGACTCGATCCAATTACCAATCATGCACCAAGTTCTGACTCTGATGCCCCGTCATCAAATACCGTTACCGCTAGAATAAATAGGCTAGGAGATTCATTGCAGTATCTCTTAGATAACATAGAGCTTTAATTTAACCGCTTGGGCTGCGGTTGTGAACGAGTAGTTGTATTTTTCACAGGTTTGTGGTATGTTAAAAACGTCAGCTCTCACAGCTATGTGAGGGCTTTTTTATTTAACTAAAGAGGGGAGCATAAATTGGACTATAGCCGTCTAATTACGACTACATCACAGCGCATTGCCAGCTTTGTTGTAGATGCCGTACACGGTTCGAGTGTCCTTGTTGGACGCGCAACCGGTAAGGTAACTCCTTGGGAAATGGGTGTGTACGAAAAGCAACCTATTCAGGTTAGCGAAGTATCTACAGCTATCGACTTCCAAGGTATTGGCAACTTTAATACAGCAGACAACACGACAGATGTGAATCTGCAATGGGAAGCCAAAGGTCTTGGCGACTCAGTAATTATAGGTTACGCCGAACTTGGTTTGAACCAGACCAAAGCACAGGTCATTAACTTGGTTAAAAGGAAGTTTGATGTTATCCGCAACAGCTTGATTGCTGCCGCTGGTTCTCGCTTCTACGGTCTTGGTCAAGGCTCCGCTATCGATGGACTTCAGTTGTCCACTGACAACGCAACCTACAGTTCGAGCTACGGTGGTTTAAGCCGTACAACCTATGGTACCTACATTAACGGTCAAGTAACGGCTGCTTCGAGCGGTGTGATTTCATTCAGCTCGCTAGCCGCTCAGATCGATCTATGTAGCGCCGCTGCAAGTAAGCTAGAGTCAACCAACTTGATTCTAACTACTAAGACTTGCTGGACATTAATTGAAAAATTGATGGAAGCTAAGTCGCGCGGTAATTACGACACCTCACGCGGTAACTTACGTGTCACTCCTTACACTCCAATGGGTGTAGCTGTCGATGCACAGCTAGTAGGCATGGCTGGTTACGAGTCTCAATATTTCCGTGGCATCCCTGTAGTTAAGGATGACCAATGCCCAAGCGGTCTGGTCTACACACTTAACGAAAACCACTTGGAATTTGTTAGCTCTTCTATCGCCTACTGTGACAACATCCAAATGGGTGAGGAAGTCACCAAGGGTGCGTTAGAGGAAGTAGTTACAACTGCTTGGCAAGTTAGCAAAGAAGCCAAGCCGGTCAACGGCCTTGGCGATGTTCGACAAATAGCCATTTACGGCAACTACGTCAACCGCAATCCAAAGCGATCTGGCGTCATAACTGGTGTAACAACTACTTAGGAGGTAGCTATGAGTTTCACAGGATTCACACAAATCACAACAGCACAAGTCAATCAAACCTATTCAACTAGTAACGATGTAGCTCTAGGCACACTGGGCGCTACTCGTCGCGGCGGACTTTACGCTTGGACTTATAACGGTGCAGTAGCACTGGCTACAGGTCTAGCTAACATCGCGGCTGCTAAAGTATCTAACGATACTAACCGCAGCTTGGCCGCAGTCAGCAACATTGCTGCCGGTTCGACTAAAATCACCGTTTCCGGTGGTGGTACAGTCACGGCCAATCAATACGCCGGTGGTTACGCAGTCATCAATGATGGTACTGGTAAGGGTCAAGTGTTGGAGATCAGCGGTAACTCCGTTGACTACTCTAGCGGTTCTGACACTCACGCTATCGATGTCTACATCCACGACTCGCTACCAGCCGCTTTAAGTTTGAGTGACACCAAAGTAGAACTGGTCTACAATCCACAATACAACGTGGTTGTTCATCCAGGCTCTAGCTCCAGCTATGTTTGCGCTGGGGTCAATGAGACAGCAGTAGCAATTAACTACTACTTCTGGTCTAAAGTTCGCGGCGTTACCTCAGTTTTGTCTGATGGTATCATTGCCAAGGCCGCTGGCGGTATCCTAACCTCAAACGCTGTAGCTGGAGCACTCTTAACTGAGGGCACATCAACAGTTACTCAGCGTGTAGGATGGGCACCAGAAGCCACAGTTGACACAAAATACTACGCATTTTACATGTCGCTAATTTAATAGGAGGGTTAATATGACTCAATATATAGAAGACAACCATCCCCCTATTCAAAGCGCAGGCTTAAATACGAAAAAGAATGTGTCTTTTGAGGGAACATTGACGGTTACCGGTGCGGTGACAGCCAACGGTGGACTAACTGCTTCGGCGGTTACTAACACTGGTGCACAATCGGTTACTGGCGTCTTTACGCCAACTGGCGGTCTTGCCTCAGCCGGTGGCTTTAGCAGCCCAACAGTGTTTCACTCAGGTGGCGTACAACCAACAGCCGCCGCCGCCGCAAGCTCAGGCGCTACAAACGCCTCAATTGTTACAACTGAAACCTATTCTTGTGAAGTGTTTATACCGGTCAACGCTGTCTTAACAGGCATTGCGATCTTGAACGGTACAGCGGTAGCTGGTCACATTAATGTGGGACTAGCTAACTCCAGTGGTACGGTTGTTGCAAAAAGCGCAACAAATGTATCGGCTTCAGGTTCGACTGCCTATCAGCAAGTACCGTTTACGGCAACTTACTCAGCAGTTGGTCCCGCCAAATACTTCATCTTGTTACAGGGTGACAACACTAGCGGACGCTACATTGCTCACACGATCGGTAACTTTGGAGCCTTTAAAGTCACTAGCGAAACTTACGGTACATTCTTGACTACCGCCAGTTACTCGACTACGACTTTCACAACTGCTATTGCGCCTGTCGCCGACACCTACTAGAATAAGACTTAATGTTAGTCTTTATAGGGGTAGCTAGTGGTGGCACGATGCAGACTGAAACTGTGTCGTGCTTACTGCCGGCCTTAAAGACACTAGCTGACAATAATGTTCAGTATGCTGTGGCTTTTCAGAATGGCGGTTATAAACCGTTTAATGTTAATTATCTGGTTAAAACCGCTCAAGAAGCTGGAGCCTCACACTACATGTCAATTGATTGCGACATGACTTTTCCGCACTCTGGCATACTACGCTTGCTCGACGCTGACAAAGATATTATTGGCGCGAACTACAATCAACGATTTACACCTCAATATAACGAACTGCTATCGACCGCTAAGATTAAGGGTAAGGACGGTAAGTTTATTGATATGCCGGCCGCTCAGGTACCAAAGACGACTTTCCAGTGTGGTTCGCTAGGACTCGGCTTTACACTGATCAAGATGTCGGTCTTTGAGAAGCTTGATAAACCCTACTTTGCTACTTATGAATCACCGGTTGACGGTGAATTTCACACTGAAGATGTGGAGTTTTGTATTAAAGCAGATAAAGCCGGTTTTGAGATCTGGTGTAATCCAACAATCAAGATAGGACATATTGGACATGCTGTTGCTTAATGGTATAATATGTGTGGTCATAAGGGCCTCAGTTAGTCGCAAAA